TAATCCCGGACTGTCAGATTAAAGAGGGTGTCCCTACTGAGCATCTTGAATGGGCAGGGCAGGCTATCTGCGACTACAAGCCTGATGTTGTAGTTAACATAGGGGACTTTGCTGACATGCCTAGCCTATCCAGTCACGATGTCAAAGGCTCTAAATACTTTGAAGGCTTGCGTTACAAGACCGACATTCAAGTAGCTAAGGAAGCAATGAAGAAACTACTAGCTCCTCTACGTGGCTTGCAGTCTAAGCAGCGTAAGAACAAGGAAAAGGTTTACAAGCCTCGTATGGTTCTGACGCTTGGTAATCATGAGCATAGGATCGATAGAGCCGTTAACAACAATCCTACACTTGAGGGGTTGATTTCTACAAAGGACTTGGAGTATGAGAAAGATTGGGAAGTTTATCCTTTTCTGCACCCTGTGTTCATTAATGGTGTGGGCTTTAATCACTACTGGCCCGTAGGCGCTATGGGTAGACCTGCTGGTTCCGCTGCAGCTATCATTAACAAGTTGCATATGAGTTGCGTAGCAGGTCACCAACAAGGAAAACAGGTAGCATATGGCAAAAGAGCCGATGGTAAGCCTATTTGTGCTATTATCGCGGGTAGCTATTATCTTCACGATGAGAGTTATATGGATCAGCTTAGTAATAGGCATTGGCGTGGTCTTGTTATCCTGAATGAGGTACAAGGTGGTCACTTCGATGAACTGTTCTTGAGCATTGAATATCTACAGAGGAAATATGCAAACAAAAACCAAAGTTAAAAGTATCCACAGCCGTACCTTTTTGAATAAAGACCGTGGATTAGCGGCTATCGATATTTCTTTCGATATTTGGCCCTACGGAGGTGGTTTTTATAGCGAAGTCATTATCAGCGATTGTAATCGTTCAGTTACTTTAGACTTTAACGTAAGCACTAAAAAACAATTTGATGAGCGTTATAAGAAGCTTGATCTGTTGATCCGAGAGCTTAAAAAACTACAAGATCATATGGCAACAAATGCTGAGGCAATTAAGCAAGAGATGGACGAACGTAATTCCCGGCCAAAGAAAAACAAGTTATCAATTCTTGAAGATTTGCTTGAGGACTGATATGGAACAAACAATCCATAAATGTAACTCGTGCTTCTATAAGTACTATGACAAAGACAGAGAACACCCTTGTAAGCTCTGTGAGAACTACAAGAACTTTGTTCCTTGGAATATGTATAGTGATGAGCCGGACAACTCTGTTCCTGAGTGGAAACCTGTTCATGAAGCTGTCAAGTCTTGGCATGAAGGTGTTAATGGCATGACAGGTGAAGACTATGACGTTGTGTCTAAGCCTAAGCATTACATGCTTTTTGAAGAGTGCGGCATTGAAGTACGCGATGTCATTGAACGGCTGGTAGACAAGATTAGCTCTCAAAGCTCCGGTATGTTTATTTCAGACTACGTACAAATGATGCAGTACCTGATGCGCTTCATGGACAAGAATGGTGTAGAAGACCTAAAGAAAGCGCGCTGGTATTTAGATAAGTTGTGTGAAGCCTATGAGCAGCCTCACGTTTGAAGAACTAAAAGAGAAGCTTATAATGCTCGATGAGGTGACTTTATTAGAAATACTTAATATCTCTAGTGAAGACCTCGTTGAGCGTTTTGAAGATATTGTAGAAGACAAACAAGAGAAACTAGAAAGGTTAATTAATGAGCAGTTTTAGGTGTACTTATGCCACATGCTGATATGGCTTGCAAAAGCTAAAAAATATTTAACGGAGAAATAATGACTGAACTTATGAAATACGAAACACCTTTTAGCTCTGTTGGTTACATTACGTACAAGCGTACATACGCCCGCCGCTTGGACGAGGCAGACCCTAACAGTGCCACAGAAGAATTTGAGGATACTGTTAATCGTGTCGTTAACGCATCAAATACTCAATTAGGTGTTGGGTTTACTCCTGAAGAACAACAGCGTCTTAAGAAGTACTTGATGGAGCTTAAGGGGACTGTTGCAGGACGCTTTTTGTGGCAGCTTGGGACAGACACTGTGGGTCGCCTAGGTGGTGCTAGTCTTCAAAACTGTGCTTTTAAAGTTGTTGACCAGCCGGTTGAGCCATTTACGTGGGCAATGGATTTGCTTATGCTTGGCTCCGGTGTTGGTTATAATATTCAAAAGGCTAATGTTGAAAAACTTCCTCCAGTCAATGTGGATTTTAAGTGTCCTGTTCGTTCTGATGTTCCCGATGCTGATTTCATTGTCCCTGATAGTCGTGAGGGATGGGTTGCCCTTCTTGGTAAGACGCTTAAAGCTGCTTTCTTGGCTCACGAGTCTGGTAAGCAATCGTTTACCTATTCGACACAGTTAATTCGCTCTAAAGGTGCCCCTATTAAAGGATTCGGAGGTACTGCCAGTGGCCCTGAAGACCTTGTGTGGGGTATTGGAAAGATCGGAGAAATCCTAGAAAAGCGGGCAGGTAAGAAACTTCGTCCTGTGGATTGTCTTGACATCATGAATATTATCGGTGCTGTTGTTGTTGCTGGTAATGTTCGCCGCAGTGCTCAAATTGCTATTGGAGACCCTGACGATGTGGAATATTTGCTTGCTAAACGATGGGACTTGGGTAATATCCCGAGCTGGCGAGCCATGTCCAACAACAGCGTTGTTTGTCACGACATTGGAGACCTTCATGAGTTTTTCTGGGATGGATATGAAGGAAAAGGAGAGCCTTATGGTCTCATTAACCTCAAACTATCCCGTAAGATTGGACGGCTTGGTGAAACCGAATACCCTGATCCCGATGTACAAGGTTACAACCCCTGTGCGGAGCAGAGTTTGGCTGACGGGGAAACTTGCTGCCTTGCGGAAATTTATCTTCCAAATATTACTTCTAAAGAGGAAATGCTAGATGTTGCCAAGCTTCTCTATCGTGTTAACAAGCACTCGCTCGCTCTTCCGTTCCATCTCAAGATTACTGAAGAGATCGTACATAAAAATATGCGTATGGGTATTGGTGTCACGGGCGTCCTACAAGCTACGGAGGAACAAAAAGGATGGTTGAATGATGTGTATAAAGAACTCCGTGTGTTTGATAAGCAGTATTCTGCTGATAAAGGCTTTCCTACATCAGTGAAGATTACTACTGTTAAACCCTCCGGGACTTTATCGTTGCTTCCGGGTGTTACTCCGGGATGTCATCCTGCTTATGCCCGCTACATGATTAGACGTATTCGTATCAGCTCTAACCATCCTCTTGTGCAGACCTGCCGAGATCATGGCTATCCTGTTGAATACCAGCAAAACTTTGATGGCTCAGAGGACCGCAGCACTGTTGTTGTGTCCTTCCCGTTCCGTCACCCAGATCATGCAGTATTGGCTAAAGACATGACAGCAATTCAGCAGCTAGAAACTGTTAAATGGTTGCAAGAAGTGTGGAGCGATAACTCTGTGTCGTGTACCGTGTACTATCGTAAAGAAGAGCTTACGGAGATTCGTAAGTATCTTAAGAAGAACTACAAGAACAACCATAAGAGCCTGTCTTTCTTGCTTCACAACGAGCATGGATTCAAGCAAGCTCCTTTGGAAGAGATCACTAAAGAACAGTATGATGAGTTGGTTGCTAAGACCCGTCTGATTACTTCTATTGATAGTCTCGACATTGGTCTGGACGATAGTGAATGTGCTTCTGGCGCTTGCCCGATTCGTTAATATGAAAGTAGTCTACACTAAGGATGCTTGTCCAGCGTGTGTGACTTTGAAGGCTTCCCTAGCTCAGGCTGGGGAGGCTTTTAAGGAAGTCAAGATTGGACGAGACATTACACGAGAAGAGTTCATGGCTAAATATCCTACAGTACGGACTGTCCCGTATGTCGTGGATGATGATAAGGGTGAGTAATGAAAACTTATTTGCATATACATTTTTCAGCAAATTCTGTAAAAGAAGCCGTAGATGTTTTAACTGAAATAACACAAAGAGTAGCAAAAGAACTAGATAAAGATTGGGAGTCTTGTGATTTTATCTATTCTTACGACAAAAGATATGTCGATACTTCTGATTATGATGAAAGTGAATAATGACTACGGTACCTGCCAAGAAAGAGACTGCTAAAGAGAAGCAGTCAAACAGTTTGAAGTTGAAGCTGGATGATATGGCAGTTATCCGACCGAAGACAGACAAACAGAAAGAGTTCTTTGAAGCCTATCAACGTGGGGACTACTTCGTAGCCCTTCACGGAGTAGCTGGAACAGGTAAGACATACATTGCTTTGTATAAAGCACTTGAAGAGGTCTTGGACAAGGGTAATCCCTTCTACAAGGTAACCATCATCAGGAGCGCAGTTCAAAGTCGTGATATGGGCTTCCTTCCCGGTGACGTGGATGAGAAAATGGATGTGTACCTCCAGCCGTATAAGCAAATCTGTGCAGACTTGTTCAAACGTAAGGATGCTTGGGATCGCTTAGAAGAGCAAGGCCATGTAGAGTTTGTGTCTACCAGCTTCATTCGAGGGACTACTTTCACCAATAGTGTCTTGATTGTCGATGAGATGCAGAACCTTACATTTGAGGAACTAGACACTATCATCACACGAGTAGGTGACAAGTCCAAGATCATATTCTGTGGTGACTATCGACAGACCGACCTTAAGAAGAAGGATGACAAATCTGGACTGTTAAAGTTCCTAGACATTGCTAGTAAGATGTCAGAGTTCTCTCGGTTTGAGTTCAGCATTGATGACATTGTACGTAGCTCACTTGTAAAGAACTACATTGTGGCTAAAACTAAATATGAGGATGGTTTATGATCTTTGATGTACGCATGGCTAAGGGCTTCATAGTAGGTATCTCTCACGATACTGCGCTTATGATCCCTGATGATATCGATGAAGATAAGATGACTGATGACGACATTGAAGAAAGAGCTTGTATCCACTTGTTCTTAACCTTCTTTGTCCTCACCGTAATCTTTTAATAGAAACAAAAAAGCCCCGATGGATCACTCCAAAGGGGCTTACTTATTTATGGTTCTAATTGTGCTCTACAAGCTTTTAAGGCTTGTCTGAGGATGTCTGCTTTGGCAGCTTCCCCGATAAGAAATTCAGCATCCTGCCTATAAAGTCTGTCTCCAGTGCTTCCTGCTCCTGTGCAGACAGAGGGAGCACTAGGGGCTTCTGTGGCGGGATTGGTAGGTCTTTCTGGACGCTGGCGCAGGCTGTCAACGATAGAAGCATGACGCTTGTTAAGATTCTTGATAGCATTCTCTTTATCCTTCTGTAAAGACAATATCTTTTGTTTATTGTCCTTCTCTAACTGCAACAATAATGCCTTTTGAGCATTCTGATACTCCAAGAGCTTAACAGCTTCCTTGTTGGAGCCGTATTTGTATCCGTAGTAGGCACTGACTACACATAAGATTACACAAAGTGTTACTTTTAGTACAGTTTTATTTAAAATGGCTGTCCACATTTCCCATACAGAGATTATATTCTCTCTGTCTCCTTAGTGTCAAACCCTTAAGAGGCTGTCCTTTAAACTTATCCCATCTAAGGATCTCTTTACAAGCTCCTTCATAGTCATAAGTGTTCAGTTTCTTGACAAGAGTAGAATTACAAAAAGCAGTAGGCCCGATATTGTAGGTGAGAGAGATGTAAGCATCAAACTCATATTGGTACATTGGTACTGGAGCACATCGTTTAACTGCTTGGGTGAATTTATCTGCGTCATTGAATAGTCTTACAAGTGCCCTTTCCGGGGTTATAGTGTCTCCCTGCTTGACTCCTGAGGTAGTCCCAAATCCGATAGTGGGTACATCTCCTTTGACTGGTGTGTAAGCTTGGCCTACAAAGCCTTCTTCCACTGCAATGCCTACCAGTACAGCGGCTGTGAGCACTAACGAAGTTGGGACTAACCTATTCATTTCTTACCTGCTACGTCTTTATAGATGTTGTAGATTTTATGAGCAATCATCAGTACCGTGTAGATCAGAGTAGCCCATAAGAGCAACTCCGATACTTGGTAACCAGATACTGTGGCAAGAGAGACAGTAACCGGAGCAGCAGCCTTAGCTGCCATTCCAGATACCGTTTCTGTGGTTGACTGTGATAAAGACATCTTATCATTCCTCCGGTTGAGCCATAAGCCCAGACAACATCCCTCTCCAAGCCATGTTAGCAGGAACTTGAGGTAAGTTTCCTGTGGCAATGTCCGATATTAACCTATTGGCTGAACGTTGACGAAGTGCGCTTTGAAGCTTATCTGCAGCAAAACCAGCACCGCTTACAGTAGCTGCCAAAGCGGGATTAGTACCTGCTGCAAATGCAGTACCTGCAGTAACAAGCTGACTACGTTCAGGGTTAAACCGAGCTAACAAAGACAACAACGGATCAGCTACTGGCCCTGATGCAACACTTTTAATGGCATTACGCTCACGCTCAGTAAAGAATCTCATTTTGTCTTTACTTGATGCCAGATTGATAAGTTGTCTACGAATTAACTCACCTTCAGAAGCCTTAGGATCAAGCGCCTTAGCTTCAGCAACATTCAGTGCATCTTCCAGCACAGAAGCGCGGGATAAGTTACGCCAGTCTTTACGAGCAGACTGCACAGCTTTTACAGCCTCGCCTAAATTATTCTTACCTGCAATAATATCTTTACCAGATAAACTTGTGATGTAACTATCTAAATCAGCAACCGCTTGACCAGCATATTTTCTTGTAGCAGCTTCTTTAGAGTTTTTCAATTCATTCAAAGCTGAACGAATCTGTTCAAGTTTCGGAAAAGATACCCGTTGTGTACCAACCATATCCCTAACTTGTTCAAGAACCTGAGCAACCGGCTTATGGTCATCTAATTTAGGATTAAAATTTTGCTTGACTAACTGATTCTCAATATTATTTAAAGTGTCCAGAACAGATTTAGGCTTAACAAACACATTCTGTTCTTCCATCTTTGCATAAGATTGTTGTGCCCTACGTTTAATTTCGTTCAAAGACACCAAAGGCTCTCGCTTAGCAGTGGCCGAAGATGCTGCCTTAGCAGACAGACCACCAGCAACCGTACCTGCAGCTAATCCAGCAATAACAGCAGCAATAGGATTGTCTGTAGCTTCTTGTACAATTTCAGCAGCTTTCTGAGAGGCTGCACCGCCAGCACCTGCTGCAACGGCTTGAGTACCGATGTTTTGACGCAATGGTGCAAGTGCCGCTGATGTACCGGACAAAACTGCCTGAGCAGGAACGCCAGCTATTGCCGATGCTCCTGTCTGAACAGCCCGTTCTAAGCTTCCTTCTGGCTGTGGTAGGCCAGCAGCAGTCATCAGGTTTTGAATCCCTTGACTAGGAAGTTCCATAACCTTACGACCCGCCAATTGATTAGCCACAGCAGCAATGGGATCAGCCATCATTGCAGGAACTGCAGTTAAGCCTGTAATGCCTGCCCTAGCTGTTAAACCTGCCTGACGGGCAAGGTCTTGTCCTAAAGAACGTTGCTGTGGCTGACCTGCTTGAGCGTAGTTCTGCTGCACATACGCCAGCACTTGATCTTGTGTAGCTCCTTCTGGTGCAGTTACTTCATATTCTTTTCCATCAGGCGCTGTAACAATATAAGTAGCCATTATTACTTATCCTTATTGTTGTTTAGGACGGATAGACCAAGTTCCCGTACCTACTGCTGGTGTAGTTGCTGGCGCTGCTTTAGCAGGCTCTTTAGACTTCATGAACTCTTCAAAAGAAATCGGCTGTTCGCCACGAGTAGTCCTAATCCAGTTAGAGTAATGATGTTCAATCTTGTTCAAGTTTTTTTGTAATTCTTTTCTGTCTTGACCAAGCTCTAACGAACCAACAGTAGCCTGCAATGCGTTCAATTCTTGCACAGCAACTTGACCCAAAGCACCGCCTGTAGGACTAGCATCACGCATTTGCTGCAGACGATCAAAACCAAGGTTAGCTTTAATGGTTAACAGTCGCTGGTTAAGGTTATATGCGTCTGTACCCGGAACAAACGACTGAGCCTTGCCTACTAAACCTGTAGTCATTCCACCAACAAGACTAGAAGCATCGGTAACATCACCAATAACTTTTGTTGCGTGTGTCAGTGCTGCCTGCTGTGCAGCTTCCTTACGTTCTGCTTTGTCTTGCTGTTTTGATTTTAATTCATCTAACCTTGTTTGAGCAATCTCACGCTGAACATCAGTTAATGCAGAACGATTAGCAGCCGACAATGCAGCTAATTGCTGTTTAAACTCACGGTCACGTTGTTTCTCAGCAGCATCGCGCTCAGCTTTTTCACGAGCAAGTTCAGCTTTAGCAATACGATCAGCTTCAGCTTTTTGACGGCGTTCCAAAGAGGCAAAGATTTTATCAGGGCTGCCAAACTGACGCACTACAGTTTCAACATCTTTATCTGTTGCCTCAGGAGGTAAACCAGCTAAGGCTTGACGTAAGTTTTCTTCTCTCTGATTCGCTGCAACAATTCTTGCTTCGTCTGCTGCTGTTTTAGCCGCTGTTGCTTGGGCTTGACCTGTTTGAGCTTCTTGTGTCCGAATCTTCTCACTTTGTAACATCATAGCCTGAGCCTGCTGAGCAGCCTGCACAGCCAACTGAGGGTCAATGTTACGCAGAGCCTGTGCATACTGCATCATACCCTCAGCAGTAGTCGTATCAAACTGAGAAGCTAACTGACGAAGCTGCGAAGCCTTCTTCATCGTAGGATCTTCTACTTCAGCACCTAACAGTCCGGCAACACCACGACCTAAACGATTAACATTACGGTAGATGTTGTATTGCATCTGTTGCTGTGGAGACATCTGAGAGAACTGCAGAGCACGAGCTTCTGCCATCTGCTCAGGATCCATTGCAGTGCCAAAGAGACTAGGTAATTGTGTTGCCATTTATATTATTCCTTAACGAGTCAAAGCACCGATAAGAGCAGCTACCGGATCTTGTAATCCACCGACAACAGCTTGGTTACGCATAGCAGCTAATTGAGCAGCTTGATTAGCAGCTTGTTGTTGGATAGTAGCAGCATTAGTAGCGCCAGCAGTAATAGCACTACCTAAGCCTGTTCCTTGAGTGAGGGCTTGAAGACCCATGTTTTCAATGTTACCAGCACCTGTAAGATAGTTTGTAAACGGAGCAAGAGCTTGTGTCTGAAGATTATAACCTTGGCCTTGTAAGCCAAGAGCATTGCTTAACAGACCTTGACCAAACTGAGCTTGCTGCATACCTGCCTGCTGAGCCTGAGCAGCCAACTGAGCATCTTGAGCAGCACGGGCATTGTACAGGGCTGCAAAGCGAGGATTAGAGGCTGCTAAGCCCGGAGCACCTTCTTGATAACCTGCCTGAGTAGCGCCTACGCCTAAGCCCATCGTACCACGATTGAATTCAGCATTGCTAAAACGTGCAAGCTCTTGTTCACGACCCGGAGCAAGTAACTGCTGCTGCTGAGACATGAACTGCTGTGCTGCAGCTTGTGGTGTCTGAGCAACATACTGCTGACCTAAGTTAAATAAACCTTGAGCAGCTTGACTCACTTGAGGAGCCATAGCCTGAGCCTGTTGAGCCTGCGAGAGTTGACCTCCAGCAAGACCTAACAAGCCTTCACGCATAGCAGCCACATCAGGAGCTACTTGATAGCCAGCGCCTACTAATTGACCAGAAGCAGGATCATACTGGAAACCACTACGACCAAAGCGGGTAGTGATACCCACAGGACGGAACTGAGATGCCTGAGCAGCTTGGCTAGCAGCATCACGGACAGCATTGGCTTGCTGATTAGCAGTATAAATACTACCTGCCGTACCAAGCAAACCTGTAAAAAGATCAGCTAAACTAGCCATTAGTAAGTCCCTCCGTTCACGGTGGCAGTAAATGTTCCAGATACGGTTAAGTTAACTGCTGTAGCGTTACCTGTCAGAGCAGAGTTATTAGCATCAGCTTTAGAATTAACAGCAGAAGCAATGTTATTGAACTCAGTGTCAATCTCAGTGCCTTTAATGATCTTATTTGGATTACCTGTAGTAAGACCATCCTTAACAGCAAAGTTAGTGGCTTTAGTGTAGTTACTCATCGTGTCTTTCCTGTCTTAACATATACATCCAGTTTTTGTATAGATACTGGTTTTTGATTGACAATGGTTTCAAAACCTAGCTGAATCACCTTACCAGAGCCTCCGATATTGATAATCTTGTTATCAAACGCAGAGCCACCATATTCAGCTAATGCATACTCAGCAATGTTATATTCAGCAACTGTAGCATTGGCAAGATTGAACTGACGACTGTTCAAAATGTCACTATAGTCAAATCCAAACTTTAACACTACAGGATAGCCTTGACCACCAATCACTGTAATACCTACCTTCTTCATGATCTTTACCACCGTAGGGCTTTGGAAGTCAAAGTAGTTAGTATAGTACTTCATTGTGTACGTATTGGCATTATCAAGATAGGTATCGTATTTACCAATATACCCTTCCTTGCCTACCAGTAGCTCTTTGCTACGTGTATAGCAGAAAGCATAAGGAACTAAACCGTCCCATGTAGTAACCCTGTTTGCACCATTTTGGAGCGTCACTCGTGTATCAAAACAATACACTAACTGACGATCAGGGAAAGACAACAAGTAAAAGGCATCTTTGTCAGAATACACTGCTTTAATATCTGCAGGAGTTTCTAGTAATGCTTCTAATACAAGATCATCACGTACGTTGGCACTAAGATCACGGAGAGGAGCAGACTTCTCTTGAATAGTCCTCATAAGAGACTTGACTCCGGATTCAGACAAGAAGATAATGTCTGAGCCTGTAGGAACAACAGAGTCTCTAGCAATACAGCCTGTACCTGTAATGGCGTCTGAAAGAGATAAGTTAAAAGGATCTGTTGCATTGGAGTAGATCAGAATCTGCCTACGACCAAAGATAATCAAGAATCCATTGTGAGCAGCTAGAGCAATAATCTCATCTGAACCTGCAGGCCATATCTCAGTAATATCTAAAGTTCCTGCTGTACCAGTGCTCAGAACGTGTCCTGCTAACAGATCAGAGAACTGCACCATACTCTTGTGAGCACTGTTGTTAGCACTCCATGTACGACCATAAGCACTGATTACACAGTTGTTCTGAGACACAGTACCTACATAGCCTGTTTTCTCAGACACCCTACGATACTGTGTTGTGCTGACCGCAGGATCAAACACTAGAGGGTCATGACCAGCTTGATATAAATACAGACAACCATTCAAAGGAGCCATCTGCCAGTTACTGTCTGTAATCGTAGGAGCTACACCACCGCCACCGTACGTAAGGACAGACAAAGTACTTCCAACAAGCTTAAACAGTTTATTGTTACCTGCAGCTAATACATAAGAGTTACCAGCCGCATCTATCAGTTCTCCAATAGTTTTTACATTGGCTGTACCTAGATCAGCATTTGATGCATGTGCTGCTGTCCATCCCTTACGAGCACCAATACGACCAAACTTATCAATAACACAGTTATTAGCTACCGTTGCAAAACCTGCTTCAAGGGATACAGAGGAGTCCTGTGTATTCAACCCCATGAATCCCGGAGCAGCTATACTTGTCGTAAGTAACTTTGCTACCATGTTTATACACTTTCCCAGATAACGTCTTCACCGTATCTGTTACGCTCCAAAGCAATAGCATCAGCTAAGGCAAGTCGATATTGTTGATAAATTTCAGAGAAGTTCATACCCCCATCTTCACCACGCTCTGCAACTGCTTTAGCATACGCAAGAAGCTGCACAAGATGAACAGGAACTTTAACTGTGTCACTGTTAGCGGATAAATCTAACTGAGGTACGTTCAGATCGAAGCGTAATGAATATACTCCATCAGGCTGAGGCCAGACATCCACTTGAGTGTCTCCATTTAAATCAACACCACTGTAGTTATAGTAGATAGGAGCAGCATTCTGTACCTCAGCTAAGTAATACTGACGATCAATCCAGTTACCCGGAGCTTGACGCATTTCAGTATCTTCAGTATCGTTTAATACTTGGTTTGTCTTGAATCTTTGACCAGATCCAGTCAAAGTATAATTACGTGTACCAGATACCGTAGGAATTACAATAGTCTGATTTAAAGTTTGCCAGCTAGTAGCATCTTCTACTTCACGTTTAGCATCGTTAACAAAGACACCAATCAAGGAACTATAAGGAGTATCCCCAACAGAAGATACTTCATTCTCCCTTAAACGGATTAGAACATTGTTAACCAGTTGTAAGTACGTTGTAGACATCCTTAAAGTTCCTTATAAACACAAACATTGTACCATATTTAGTACTGTTTGTCAACTCTTTTTACGTTTATTTTTCTCTGTACGTTCACCGCGCTTAGGCTTAGAGCGACCTGCTTCATTGAGAGCAATAGCAACAGCTTGTTTTTGTGGCTTACCTTCTTTTACCATCTTAGAGATATTCTCGCTGACAGTTTTATCTGACTTACCTTTTTTGAGAGGCATAATTTACTCCGGCTGTGTAGGCCACTGAACTTCCCAAGGGAAGCCCTCTTGTGCGCTGATGTCGCGCAACGCCTGCCGATACGTAGCCCATGCGGCCTTGTCCACGGGTGCGTCTGCGACTTGTGTCCAGTCAGAATCGCTCAGGCGCTTGTTGCGGTCATCGCGCACAGCCTTAGCCTGCTCAGCATCCTTCATGGCTTTGTAGGCCGCTTCCTGCTCGGCTGCTGTGGCTTCTTCGGTGTCGGTGAAAATCGGCCCCAGCATGTACTTGGTGTACCACTTGCCGTTGATCTGCTCCACGCCCTGACGCTGGCTGTACTGGTAGCGATCACCGCCAGACGCCTGCGGGCCTTCAAAGACCACATCAGCACCAAAGTCGTTGAGCAGTGCCTCAGACAATTGCAGTGGCATCGAGGTGTTGCGGTGCATGGCGCGGAATTCAGATTCCGTCACCACCTGCCCAGATTTACGAATATAGATTTCCATGTGTTACTCCAATCAGGCTATCGCCAAGAAAATGAAGGTCCCGCCGTTGGCATTGATTGCAGCAGGCGCGAAGCTGCTGATCTCAAACCCTTGCGCGTAGGTGTCAACGTAGTCGGTGTTTGTCACTTCAGCCGCTGTGCTGTTGAGCAGCAGATATGGGTCGTTACCAGCCACTATGCCACGGGCAGAATCCCAGACGTACCAATCACCTGTGCTGTCAGTGCGCTTGATCAGCACGAACCGAGCACCCGCTGTAAAGCCACAGTTGATCTGCTGTGTCGTGCCAGTGCCTGTGTAGCTCCCTACCTTGCTCACGCCGGGGCAGGAGGCAAAGAGGTAGGCGACAAACGTAGCCGTATTACCATTCACGTCATCATTGGTGCCTACAGTAAAGACGCTGGATGTGGGGCTGGTGTCGTTCCAAATTGTATTGTTATCAACCGTTGCAGCAGTGGTGTTTAATACCAAATAATCGGTGTTGTCGTTGTTGGCATAAACAATCCATGCATCAGCGGCGCTGCGCTTTTTCACAATCATCAACTCAGGCGCAACACCCAAGTTATGCGCCACCGTCCTTGCAACACCCGTCCCCGTGTAGCACACCTCATCAAAGAAGCCGGGGGCGCGGCGGAAGTTCCAGTAAATAGAATTGAAGCCTCCATTGTTTGGTGGTATTTGAAACCCCGTGCTATTCCAGAATAGAGTGGCTCCAGAATCAGATGCTTCGATGGAGGTGCTGTTGCTGTACAACAAGAGGCCAGAACTTGTGGTATTCGTGCTAACGCTCCGCAAGCGATCAGAAAAGGCTCGGTTTGATGTCGTCCCCGGCCTCACCCTTACCTGAAGATCGACAGGAAAGTTTGTAGTTTGCTGGGTGCCTTGAGCGTCGCTAGACAAGATAGGACTAAACACACTCGTCCCCGTTGTCGGCGTCTTCATCGGGCCGCGACGGATGGCGATGTAGATGTAGGTGG